CTCATGACCTAATGCACCAGGCGAATAAGACAGTCATTCCAATGGCATAGGAAGCCATGACAATGGAGAAGGCCATCCAAGCCCTGTGATGCCTTTGGCTTTCTGATAGCTCAGCATCTAGCTGGTCATGCTCATTATGCCACCATGAGACAGCCTCAGTAAGTAGGTCAATCTCTTTCCTGAGCTTGGCAGCCTGCTCCTTGTGGTAGTCTCTGCTGCGCCTATGATTGTCAGCATGCCTCCGGCTCTCTGCCAGGTCTGCCTTTAATTTGGTTAGTTCTTCCATTGGTTAGATTAATTTTTTGCAAATAAAGTGCAAAAATAGAGATAGAAAAACTATCACAAAAAAAATCAGATAAAAACCATGATGGTGTTCTTGAACCACCACAGGCTGCTCCTAGACCTTAATTGCATGCTGATGGCATTGTTAATGTTATAGCCTCTGAGCTTCATCTGGGCCTCAATGTAGCTATTAGGCTGACAGTTCACATGACCATCGCCTACTTGCCCAGGCACTGCCCATGATAGAATGACCATCTTAGGCTTATTGACTACCAGATTGTCTAGGAATGTCTGCTCAAATTCTGACGGGATATGCTCACCCACTTCCAGACTCATGACCACATCAACCTGATGGCCGGAGTCAAATGGCTGGCTAAGGTCAGCAACTTGGGCAAGCCCACAAGTGAGCTGTGGTGTATTCGGGTTGCCATCGTAGGCATGCACCTTGTAGTTGTAAGCCTGGAGCAGGTGAGCATACTCACCCATGCCACAGCCTAAGTCTAACACGCTGTTAAACTGATTCTTCTTGAATAGCTTTACAATGGCCGCTGCCAGATGCTTATCATAGGCATGGCCTTCTGCTGTCGGATTCTCCCAGAATCCATTCTCATTTATGTTCATGATTGTAATAATTATCTATAATGTCTATGACCTCATCAAGTGACCAGGAGACCACCACCAGCCAGTTGCGCTCAACTAGCTTGTCAAAGATAGCTAACTGCTGCTCTGATGGCTTATTGTAGCCTACTTTCAGCTCAATGGCTAGGCCTGAGTAACCATTGCGCTGATCTAATATCAGGCAGTCAGGTATGCCAGCCTTCACTCCCATATCCTTCAGCTTCATAGCCTCAAGTGCATGCCTGCTTCCTCCATTCGGGCAGTGAAACCAAAATGCGTTTATTGCATTAAGGTACTTGGCAACAGACTTCTGGAAGGCATCCTCGCTGCCCTTGTACTTAATATAGGCATCATGGCCTTTGAGCCTTATTTGTGGAGTAAGCATTTCAAAAAAAAATCCTGCCAAAACTTATTGCAGTTACTTTTGCAAACCTAAGCCAAAATTGAAAATATGGACTGCTTAAAAATTTCAGACTTCTGCCGGAAGTATAAACTGCCGAATCATAGATTTACCAGATACAAGAGGCTCTTTCACACCAAGCAAGTGGAAGGCTATGTGAACCGCTGGGTCAAGCTGGATGACTATAACTTAGCCCTGGTTGAGGAGATTCTGAGCCATAAAGGAACAAGGCGCAAGAAGATGCGATACACTCTGGATGCCTTCTGTGTTAAGTATGGCCTGACCGATGAGCATTTCAAAAAGGTGTGCCACCGGATGCAGTTGGAGGATCATGATGGCCAGCTTATGGTCATTGATTCAAAGCACAATTATGCCCTCCTGAAGCACGGGAGGCTGATTCGGAAAAATAATTGAAATATTTTTGCAAATAATTTTGCAGATATAATTCCCTGCTGTATGTTTGCATCATCAAGTTTAACAATAACCAATAACAATTATGAAAGCAACAGCAAAAGGATTCGACTTCGTAGCCATCAACGGTAAAGCTCCAGTAGTAGCTAAAGAGTCAGAGAAAGCAATTCAACTTACTATTACACTGTGGTCAGCTAATGGACACTCAGCAATCGTAAGTGAGCAGTGGTTTCCAAAATCAGTTATTCAGGAGAAAGATGGTAAATATTTTGTTGCATCATGGTTTGCCAACAAGCACTCTGTTGATCGCTCACTTAAGTTCAAGCCTAACTATGATTGGACTAATGTTCACGGTCTTAATTTCTAATTCTAACCAATAAATACTTACTAAGATGAATTTCTTCACTCCAATGGCAGCAGCCTACAATCAAGCAACAGACACACTCATTGTTCACTTTATTGGCAATGACAAGCAGCACTATGCAAATCGTGAGCAGGCAGAGAAAGCATTAGGCTTTCCATGTGAATACTCAGCATCTGACTATAAACGATTCCGCAAGTCAGGCACAACTATTATCAGAACTGACCTTGGTGGTCAAATTATTAATCCTAAGTAATTATGACACATCACCCTCAAATGCCATTCAAGGATCAATGTATTCTATTCGGCAAGCTGCTCATCATCTGGATTATCGCAGCATTAGTTCAAGCACTTTAATTTTTGTTCAATTTATAAACCAATAATTTATGGCTATCATAGCAAAATCTACCGGAGAAAGTACTCATAGAGAACTAATCCCTGCTGGCACTTATGTTGCCAGATGTTACTCAGTTATTCACCTTGGTCATGTGACTCAGAAATACATGGGTGAAGAGAAGATTGTTGACCTGGTTAGGTTCACTTGGGAATTGCCAACTGAACTCAAGTGCTTCAATGCTGACAAAGGTGAGCAACCTTGCGCTATCTCAAAGGAGATGACATTCAGTCTGAATGAGAAGTCAAATCTCAGAGCCATGATTAATGCCTGGAGAGGCAAGGCACTTACAGAAGAGGAAGCCAAAGCCTTTGACCTTGCCAAGCTAATCGGTCAGCCTTGTATGGTGAATCTCATCCATCAGCCAAGCAAGAGCAATCCTGAGAAGGTCTATGAGCGCATTGCTGCTGTTCTTCCAATGATGAAAGGCATGACCTGCCCTCCGCAGCATAATGCCAGCATTGAGTTTTCTGTGCTTGACTTTGACAGAGATATATTCATGAGCTTGCCATCATTCCTTCAGGAGATGATTACCGGAAGCACCGAATACCAGGCAATGATGAAGATGCCTGTTGCTGCTCCAGTTGCTCAAGCTCCGGTAACCACTGGATATGAAGACAAGGTCGGTCATGTTTTAACCAATTCAGCAGACTATGCTGATGAACTCCCATTCTAAGTCATGGCATCACTCTGGCAACTAACACAAGAAGAACTCTCCTTCATCAGCTTGATGGAGGAGAACGGAGGCGAGGTCAATGATGAAATCATGGAGGAACTTGCCATCAGGAAGGAGAATTTTAAGCACAAGGCTGAAGCCTATGCCAAGTTCATCCTCAAGCTCGAATCTGAGGCTGAGCAAGCTGCTGCTGAGATTAAGCGCATACAGGCACTCAAAAAGGCCAAGGAGAACACCGTACTCAGGCTGAAGGAAACACTGTTGGCTGCTCTTATGGTTTTCACTGAGGAAGATGCTAAAGGCATCAGGAGATATGAAACACCACTTGCTAAGCTAAGCACTCGCAAGAGTCAGTCTGTGGAAGTATTGGATGAAACATTGCTTCCATCTGAATTCTGGGTGATCAAGAGAGAGGTGAGCAAATCAACCATCAGTCAGGCCATCAAGGACGGTGAGGAAGTACCAGGAGCGCAACTGAAAGATAATATCGGTCTTAGTATCCGATAGTTCATGATTGGTTATTTGAAGTGATAGAATAAAAAAAGGGAGGTTTTTGGCCTCCCTCTTTTTTTGTCCTAAACTTAATTAAGAACCTGTAAATTGAGCAGTGAAAATACCATTCACACCCTCATTGGCATCGCCAGCAGGGAACAAAGTGGTAGGAGCAGTGAACACATCGAAGTAAGCCTCCATCCATACAGAGTAAGTCTCATTGCACTCATCCGGCAGGATGCGAACATCACACTTAACTTGAGGAAGTCCTGGAATCGGCATAGTGAAACGATTCATCACACCAATCTGACCATAGCTTCCAACATATTGTAAGAATGGAGTGTAAACGAGTGAACCGGGAGCAAACACAACGGCTGAATCCTCATCAGTAAGAGCAGCAGCAGCATTAGTGTCAAAGTAGAACTCCGCAAGACCTGGATTATCACGAACGGTGGCGAAGTTGATGCCATTAGCACCCTGACCGAAGTAACGAGAGTCATTCATCCAAACTCGCTGAAGTGCGCCTGCACCACCGATGATGATTGGAGACCCGGAGAATCCTGTGTTCATGTAGTTCTGCTTCATCTGAAACAGACCTTGAGCAACTACTTCGCCAGTTGGGCCTTCAACAACATAAACCGGATTAGGTGTTCCCCCATACCAGTTACCAGCAGCTCCGGTAATGGAAGCAAGCAGGTCTTGGTTCATAGCCTGCACAAGAGCATTGGCAGACAGTTGGAAGTCAACGAACATCTCACGAACTACAGACAAAGCACCTCCGGCAGCACCGATTGCATTTGCTCTCTCAACAATCTGATTAGGATCAGTAGAACCAGTCAGCTGAACCAATTCAGAGTAAGCAGCGCAATAAGTGCGAAGCTGAGCCTCAGACATTGTGAAGGACACACCACGATAATTATTTACTTGGAATGTCTCCTCGATGTAGTTAAGCTGTGGGCCTGCATCGCAGTTCTTAGTGTCAGAAGCAGAGGAAGCAAGTTGCCTCTGCTTGAACACCACACGCACCTCCTTACTTGTACCAGTTCCATTGTCATTGGCTTGACGAATGATTTGACCTGTACGCAGGTTGGAAGGATCGTTCAGAGCAGCAAGAGTGCCACCCATAATCTGCACATTGGCAGGGTTGTTTATTAGGTTGTCGCTGAGCGATGTTAGAATCGCCGGGCAGACATTAGCTGTAGATAATGACATTGTAGTAAACGCAGTTTAACGCATTTGAGAAGCAACATTTGAAATGTCAGCAAGTGCCGACCTGATGCTGCTTGGGAGTTGTGTGCCTTGACTGCTCTGTGGAACAGTCGGAATTGTTGGTGTGCCTGCTGCAAAGGATGCTCCGGTAGTGCCACCTACACCTGCTTCCTTCAACAGCTTATTCTCTTGCAAAACTAATGCAGAAAGGTCAGAATATGAAAACTCTCTTCCATTATGCACAAGTGGAAGAGTTGGGTCTTTGGCATTCACCAACTTGGCAGCATTGCGCTCAGCATCATAGATAATCTGTCCATCAAGCTGAGCCAACTTGCGCTCCAGCACTGCCTGGTATGCTGGTACTCTTGCAGCCTCCGGGATTTGGTCATTCCATTGAATACCGTTAAGCTGAGTCTGCTCCCAGAGTGACTTCATCTTACTCACATATCTCTGCTCAATCAGATGCTTGTCAGCTTCAGCCTTAGTAACCAGGTCATCATATTTGGCTTGTGCTTCTGCCATCTTCTTAAGAAACTCATCAGACTGATTGCTATTTGTAGCATTCTTAGCTTTCTCCTCAAGTTCCTTCATCTTCTTGAGCGCAAGCTTAATCTTGTCTCCGCTATTCTTGGTCACTTTAAGCTCCTCCACTGCATTACCATCAAGACCGTACTCTTTAGCCATTCGGATGATCTCCTCATCATAGCCCATCATGTAGTTGCTGATGAAGTGCTTTTTTAGGTCAAGGCTGGTCTTGGCAAGCTCAAAGTCATATAGATTAGTGTTGAACTTATTGCTTACTGCCTCCGGAACTTGGATGTCATTCAACACAGAGGCTGAAATCATCAGGTTGAACTCAGGATCATCGCTTACCCCGGCTCGCTTTGCTTGCTGGATTAAAAATTCCTTAACATTCATAGCGGTAGGTCATCAATTTCGTGAGCGGATGTCAATGGATTTTCAGATGGACTTGCCACCAGTGAATCATCTTCAATTGTTGCTTTCTTTTTGCGCTTTGGCTTTTCTTCGATTTCCGCAGCCATTTCAGCCTCAAGTTCTGCCCTGAGTTGCGCTTTCAGTTCTTCCTTCAGCTTGCTGAGTAGTTCTGGATTACTCAGACTGTTCAAGTCAGCCTGCTGCTGAGCCTTGCCCACATAGACATCACCTAAAGGCCTGATTCTTGACCAGGAATATGACCGCTTGTTTACCGCCTTACTTAACTCCCGGAGAGCAATTGGCCCATTGACTGACACTTCAAAAGGCATGTCTTGTGCGCCTGTTACTGGGTTTATCTCCCATCGAACTACTTTAACCTGAACCCGATTACCATGCTGTCTAATTGCATCACGGATGTATTGTAGATTATCCATTTTATAAAAATTAAAATTGTTACTTAATAAATCAACCTGTGTGAGAGATTTGGCTTCTCATCATTCCTGATGATGATTTTTCCTGGTAGGCAATTGATGGCTTAAATCCATAGGCCTCCATATCACTCTGCATATCGGCAGTCATGGCATCAAGACCATTTGTCTGGACTTGTGTTCTCTCAAGAAGAAATTCAGCAGCCTCTAAGGTCAGGATGTAAGCATGGGTAAGCCACATGCCATCTCCTTTCCACAAGTCAGGAAGGCCTTCTATCTCTACTCTCTCAATTGTCTGCTCCTTATAGCCTGCATAATACTCCCATCCTAAGTGCAGGAAGTCAAATTGAGGCAACCTGTTCCAATTTGTCACGAGTTCAATGAGCATTGCTTGATTGAATCTGGCATCATCCTCCAACACCATCACCATTTCTCTTCCTTCATCCACTTGCCTTTGCCAGACTTCCCGGTGAGAGGCAAAGCATCCAATCTCAGAGATGCTCATATTTAGCCTTTTATTGGCCTTCTTAATGCTATTGTCAATTCGGTGGCTTACTTTATTCCCATCATTGGCAACATGCCATAATGCAGGAGTGCCATGCTTATCGGTTATTCCTAATTCATTAAGATGCTTGATGAGTTTTGCCCTCCTGACTCCGGCCTTCTGGAGGCTGATGAAGTAGATGCAATCAACAGGTAATTTCACAACTGATGCGCTCTGTGACGGATAAATCCAAGGCGAAAAAGTAGGTCTCAAAGTTTCTCTCCGGAAGCCCGAAGTATTGGTTTGCGATTCCTTTGCTGTTAAAGTCTGTGCCGACATAGGTGATTCCTTTAGTCCTGTTAATTATTGATGTCAAGGCAAACTCAGCATTTTCGAGCTTGCTGTTTGCCACTAATTTAAAATTGACCTTGCGAAGCAGGCTACCTGCTCTGCCTCCTGCTGGTATATTCTCGACTGATGCGCTCTCCCTTACCAGGAATAGCACAATGGGATAAGTATCATTGACTGAGCAATAGGTTGAGCCATCCAGAGTCACATAGTTTCCTGCTGATCCTTCCACAATGCTCTCAACTGCTTCGCCATAATTGAGTGCCAGGTTCACATAGGTGCTGGCTATGTTTTCACATAGTGTCTTAATTGCGCTCTCTACTGTATGCTGCTCCGGCTGTTCAGTCAAGAGTTCAGCAGGATGGAGAAAAGGCTGATGGTAATCAAATTGGTAAGTATGGGGAGAAAGTGATTCCTGCTGCATTTGGTAAGGCACAATCCTTTGCCAGTAAGAAGCGACTGAAGACACTTAGCAGCACAGATAGCTATAAGCAACTCAGGCAGAAATTAGGCCTTCAGACTTCCTACATTGACTTCACTTTCTCTGGTGATATGTGGAAGTCATGGAGACCAGTGCCAATCAGTGACACTGCTTATGGAGTTACATTCACCTCCACGGAGCAAATGAAGATTGCCAATAGTTTAGAAAGCAGATTTGGCACTACATTTGAATTAAGTCAGGAAGAACTTGACCAAAGCCTGCAAATCATCAACAGACTTGCCATTGAATTTTTGAGCAAATGAAGCTGAGTAAGGTAACAGTAGAGAGCGCAATTAAGACACTATGTGAAAACATAGCCAGCACCTATGTTAACCTGGCACTCAATTATGGCGAAGCCGTTGAGAGCATTGTGGAAGGATCAGCAGGAAACTATGTGACTCTGGATGGCTCAACCTATTGCTCAGTCAATGACACTTATCCGATTGTGCTATTCCTGGTAAGGGAGAGTGCATCAGTCGAGAATATCACAGCAGGAGGCAGAGCGAGTAGCTGTTGCCAACGAGCGTGCCATCAATGAGAAGTTAGTTGCCAAATTCCAAACAATGGAAAAGGCCGCAGAGATGGTTCGCGAGGCTGCGCAAGAGAATGGTGTATCTGTTAAAGAATTCCAAGACATGGCTAGAACACGGCCACTGTTAGTCGAGAGACTGCTTGGTTTAACCGGTAATCATCATCAAGCGACGCAGCCAGCGCCTGTACGTGGATCTACAAATAAATCCGTTGAACGACAACAGGCAGACAATTCACCGGGAACACCGGATTACTGGACTAATATGAAGGCCACAGATCCGCTTAAGTACTACTCTGCTGCGATGAGCAGACAGAGGATTGCTGACAGAACCCGCTGGAAGTCATCTCAATAAATAGGAGAAAATTATGGGCAACACTACAGGCAATTCAGACCTGATTATTCGGACAGAAGTCTATTCTGACGAACTTAAAGAACGACTCTTGGATGAGTTATACGCGCAGCGCTTTGTGGATTGGATTGACTTTCCAGATGGCACGACGATGACAATCCCCTCAATCGGTGGTGCGTCTACACAGACAATCACTGAAGATGTTCCTGTTACATACAGCGGCATCGACAAAGGTGAGTGGCAGATCACAATCACGAACTATGAAGGTTCAGCAACCTACATCACCAACAAGCTTCGTCAAGATAGCCGTTGGGGTCAGGAACTGGAAGCCAGCTTTATTCGTGAACAGCATCGCGCATTGATGGAACGTGTTGAGACTGAAGTTCATAAAGCCTTCGGCCCCAATGCTACGTCCGGTGGCGGTCAGACTGCTGCGCTGCGGGCCGAGGATGCGCGGCTTCGGGCGATGTATGAGGCGCAAGACTTGCAAGCGCAGGCTGCGGCTGCTCAAGCCGAAGCAGCAGCCCGCCAGCCTACGCGGGGCGGTACGCCGTTGGTGTTTGACGAGCGCGGTCGGCTGGTGCCTGCCGATCAAACGCTGCGCGGCGCTACACCTAACATCCAAGTCATTGAAAGCACAGGTAAGAATCTGTCTGGTGCTGCCGACATACTTGCGTCTGGCCGGTCGCCTGCGCTGATGAGCGCCGAGCAGAAAATTGCTTGGAACAAAACTAAGGTTGATCTGGCTGACATTGTGTCTGGCATGAAGGCGTTGAACGACAAAGCCATTGCAGCCAAGATGATGGACCGCGCT